AAAAGAGAAACTGGCGGAGTGGGGTGTGAAGGAGGAAAACTTCACATACGACCTCAATGGCCTCGGCCAGTCGCTGAAAGGGTTCTTCCCGAATGCCGTGCCGTTCAACAACTGTGCCGCGCCATTCGCCGTAACAACGAAGGAACAGAAGGGAATCAAGGCGCTCTACAATGATTTGAAGAGCCAATGCGCTTATCTGTTCTACCAAGACATCAAGGAAGGACGCCTGTCAATCGACTCAAGGCTCCTGGAACAGAAATTCAGCGGAGACGGATACAAAGGGATACCGCTCGCGCAGATTCTGCAAAAGGAACGCAAGGCTATCCGCAGACATCAGGACAGCGCAGACAAGGGATTCCGCGTCATACCGAAGAAGATAGCGAAGAAATACGTCGGACACTCGCCTGACTTCATTGAATCGCTGTATTACCACGAGATTTTCGACTTGTACAAAAAAAGACACAATAAACCAAAAGGACTATGGCTGATTTGAACTTCAAAGAACTTCTGTTGAGGAAACCGTGGGCGGATGTCCTGCCCAACGGTTATATGCACCACGAATCTTACACGTCTGACAGACTCGTGGCCGAACCTGACGACCCTGTGATGCTGAGACCAGTGACACAGGCGGACTTCCTGCGCGAATACTATCCATCTGGACACCACATCAACGACCCGATGCACTTTCCTAACGTCATCAAACAAGACCCAGACACGGGGAAGTGGTACGAGCAACCCGTGACACGATGCGCCTTCGCGTTCCAACAGATCATCGCGACAAAGCAGATTGTACACATCACTGGCAACGACATCCAGATGGAACTCGCAGAGAAGAGCGACGACGAGAAGGTCGAGAATACCAACGTGAAACGCCTTCTCAAGTTCCGCACTGGATGGATGGACAAGAACATGGAGGAACGCTTCTACGAAGCCGTGCGCTCGTACAAGATAGTCGGCGACGCGGCAATCGTGGGATACTACAAGAAGGACGGCACGTTCAGCGCAAAGACGCTCTCGTTCATGGACGGAGACAGACTCTATCCGCACTACGACGCGCTCACTGGAGAGATGAACTACTTCGTGCGCAGATACAACAGCCTCAACGACAACGGAGAAGAGACGATGGAATGGCTCGAGGTGTGGGACGAGGAGTTCCTGTACAGAGCGAGACGAAGCCGTCTGGAAGGCGCTTCGACACCAGACGACGGATGGGAAACCGTATCGAAGAAACAACACGGATTCAACTTCGTGCCTGTAGCATACGCAAGATGCGAAGACGGAGCCTGCTGGCGCGCCGCACAACACACCATCGAACTCTACGAAGAAGCGTTCTCGTACTTCTGCGAGAACAACAAGGCGTTCGCATTCCCCATCATGTACCTCAAAGGACATGAACTTGAGGTGAAGGGCGACATGAACGGAAGCGTGAAGGCCATCACGATGGGCGAGGACGACGAGGCAGGATTCCTCAACCGTCAAGACGTGAGCGAAGCGTTCAACACGGAACTTTCAACACTATATAAACTCATCTATGAGCAGGCATTCGCCGTGCAGCCGCCAGAACTGAAATCTGGTGACCTGCCCGGTGTCGCCGTGAAACTGCTCTACTCTCCCGCCATCGAGAAGGCGATACGCGACGCGGAGGAACTACAGGACTTCCTCGACCGCCTCATCATCATCTTCAAACACGGATACGGACATGAGAAGAACATGGAGCCAGAAATGGTGAACCTGAAAATCAACGCATGGATCAAGCCGTACATCCATCAGAATGAGACGGAACTCTTCACGAACATGGCGACTGCCGTACAGAATGAGTTCATGTCGCGACAGACGGCGTCGGAACGCGTGTCAATGTACGCGAAGAACGACGAATACGAACGCATCATGCGCGAGAAGAAGAAGGAACAGGAGATGGACTTGCTCGTTGAACTCGACAAACAAGACAACCAGACCGAAAACAACATCAAGGAACAGAAAGCCGCAGCAAAACTCGGACAAGGCGGTCAGGACGTGAACACTGGCCACGGAACGCAGATTCGCCACACCGACGAGAACGGCAACTGGCCCGATGAGAACAACTGGGAAGGTTGGAACAAGAAACACTAATTCTTTCTATAATAATGGTTTAGTTTTTTAGGTTGAGCTTAGTTTTCTTAATCATGTGCGAAAAGGCGGAGGGCCGTGAGGCTGTGCCGCCTTTTTGACGAAAATCGGCCACGTTTCACAACGCAGCCGAGATATGCAAACGGAAAAAGACTAAGCGTATACGTATACTGCGTAGCAAACGCAGTTGTTGTGGAACGGAGGATGCGACCACACCGACTCCTCCATAGGATGAAACACTCCAACCTGCTCCTGGCACGTCTGGCACGGATAACTCGAGCCACGGAAGACATAGAAACCGATGGCACCGTTGCGAAGAGCCAAATCATAGTCCTCATAGCCCCACGCGAGAGCAACCGTGTTGTCCACATTCTTGAGCAACTGCTCCGCACCAGAGAGCGGTATGCCTCTGCCGTAAGACGGGATGTCTATCGTCGCACCCCTCATGTTGGCGCGCATAACGGCTCCGCCGACGGAGTACGGATGCTCCCACTCGCTCTCGACGACACTCGACGACATGCCGAGGTAGTCAGCAGCGACGAGAATCTTGCCGATGTCAACGACAAGCCTGTCTGTCTGCTCCTCGACACGCTCACGGTACGTCTTGCCGAAATGGATGCCGTCCATGTACTCCCTTATGCCGTTGTCCTCGTCATACAGGTAACGGCCAGCGGCCTCCGCGTATTCATAGCCGAAGACAACGATGGACTCTTCGAGTTCACGACGCGACTCATCGCTCACAAAGCCCTTCAAGGCCGCGCGATGCACAAGGCGTTCAACTGCACGTCTCGAGCGGGAAATGGCGTTGCGCTGCGCCTGTGCGCGCTTTTTCGCGTATTGAGCCGCCTCGCGCTCAGTCGAGTTCGTCTTCTTCGGCATCGTCTATACCCATAAGGGTGCATATCATGTCAACAACCTTGAACATCTTCAGCGAAATCTCCTTGTCTGGATGCATGAAGGTGTCTGGAACTTTGCTTTCTTCCAACAATCTAACGAGGTCTTCAAGGAACCTCTCGTGCGCGACCAGATTGCGCACTAACGCGATTTCTTCTACTGACATATCAATCGTCTTCTTCAATGAACGTGTTCTTTTCTTTCTTATACGGGCCTCGCGGGTCTCTCGACGAGAGATTGATGCTCTGCGAGAGCCTCTTCTTGTCGCATCCGTAGATGTAGTATACAGGGCCGTCCGCCTTGCGGCGCTTCGAGAAGCCCATCTTGCGCATCGCGGCACCGAACAGCTGGCCCGACGGCGGCGTGAAGTCGTTGTCCTCGCAGAAGCGCTGCGCGGCGCTCAACAGCATCGTCGCGCTTATCTCGGCGCTCACCTCGCCCTCGAAGTCAGGGTCGGGACGCATGCCGTACGCGTTGAGGAAACCCATGACGACGTTGTGCTCCATCTGCATCAGCAACACCTTCTTCTCCGACGCGTCACACGACGGGAAGATGTACTTGCGCCGCTTCAACTCCTTCATGCCTCTGACAATCCAGTTGAAGATGCCAGGATACTCCTTGATGAGTTCCGCAGACAGACTCTTGTTCTGCTTCTCCTTCGGTATCGCGACATCAAACGGTATGAACTGAAGCCTCCTTATGAAGCCTAAACTGTCGTCGTCAGTACCGGGCATGGCATTGAGGTTAAAAACGAGATACGGCATGCGGAAGTTCTCCGTCACGTCATGGCCGATGGCACGGTCGGTGACAGGCTCGCCAGAGACGATGCGTTTGAACATGCCGCTTCGTTTCCTTCCGAACGTGCGCGAATCGCTGTCGCTCGTCCAGTTGAAGATAGCCTCTCTTAATAGTCTGCGCGCACGCATGCCCTCGTCACCCGTCGCCGTCAAGTCATCGTAGTCGACACCGCTTATGCGCCTCGGGCCGAAGATGCCTCGCGCCGCCTCGTATATGACGCTCTTGCCGTTGCCGCCCCTGCCGATGAGGATGAGACACAACTCAATCTTCGCCTTGTTCATGCCCTCCGCCTCGTTGTACGCAGTACCGCGCTCAATCAAACCGAGACCGAGGAACATCTGCAATATGACGCGCGCCGTCTTGTCGGGCAACACCTCGCGCAAGAACGACTGCCACAGCGGGCATTTAGCCTTCGGGTCATACTGATAGGGATGGTAGTACGTCACATGGTACTCAGGCGAGAACTTGTTGAACTCCATCGTCGACAAATCCAACACGCCGTTCTCGAACGCCACCAAATCAAGCCTCTCCTGCAACTGGTTGTAGTACTCTATCGTCTTGAGGAACGAATCCCTGAAAATCTGTCTGTCTCTCAACATCTCGACAATCTGATAGAAGCGCAGGAACCTCAACCATGCCATGCGTATCTCGTCCTCCGATATCGGCTCGTAGATTTTGCCGTTGAAGAAGCGGAAACCCGTGTCGCTCGACTTGATGGGACACAGACGCGCGATGATCTCGGCGTCGTCGATGAAATCAAGCAACTTCTTCTGGTACTTGTTCGTAAGACGGCCTCCCCACGGCTCGCAATAGCGGCTCACGAAACCGCGCAGACCGTTCTCACGGTTCTCAACGACGCCTCGCAGCGACTTGTACAGATAGTCGACGCGACCGAACTCCGTGTCAAACTTCTTCACTCTCGCCATAGACCACCTTAACCTTTCCCTTTATCGTCGTACGCACGCTGTGCGAGTGTACAAACAACACGACTTTAGCGCCTTCCTCGGCATCGACGAACACAGACGAGTTATCATACGCGTGTATGTGTACTATACTCAACGCGTCGCATTTGACACCCGCGTGCGACGTGTGTCTCACTCTGACGTCACCGAACGTATAATCTGAATAGTACAGTTCGACAGTGCTGAACCCCATGACGACGGCATTGCGGCAGTCGCTGCGCGCCGACGAGTCGTCGCAGAACACGCCGTTGGCCCTCAACACAGGCTTGGGGAAGTGCTTGTTGATGTATTTAACGGAAGGCCAGTCGTGCTGCAAACAGAAGTCGTATCCCGTTATGAACTTCGATATCAACTCGTCGAACGTGCAGTCGTCGCGCCATGCGCCGTACCATTCGTCACACAGCCCCAACGCACGCGCCTGTTCGCGCAGTTCCCTGCTCACCTTCTTCTCCTTACTCGTCGCCATGCTCTATGATGTCCATTGCTTTAAGCGATTCAACAATCTTCTCGTCCTCTTCGTCGCTCACTTCAGGAGCCTTGACCCTCGACGAGAACTCATTGAGCGCTTTGACCCTCGCGCCTATGTACTCCTCGTCGCCCAACACCGTCGTATCGCAGAAGAGCATGGTGATAAGACGCTTACACGTCTCGTCCTTTATGAAATACGCGCCGTCGAAGAAGTCCCACTCAAACGAATCGAAAATGTGGAACATCGTCGACGCAACGGCGTATTCTATCCTCCACATGCCCTGCAAGTCGCTTACGCGTATGACAGGCATCGACGTCCTCTGCATGCCCTTGTACTGCGGCATCTCGGCCCTCAACGCCTTCATGTCGGCCTTACTCAGCGCCCTTCCTATCTTCTCGACGCAGAAGTTGCCGCACCTTAACCGTTTCCCGAACGGGAGTCCTTTAACATTACTCGCTTTGTTGTCCATTTTGCTGTACTGATTTGAATTTATTGTATAATTCGCAGTCGCTGCAACGCAGAGGGAGATGGAAGTGTATCGTCGTGTCCTCCTTCACCGTCTCCTCCTTCTTCGCGTTCGTCAAATCAGCGATCTGCATCGTCATCTTCGCATAATCGAGAGTACCTGGCTTCACGTTCTCGCGCGCAGCCAACAAGTCCTGCAACAGCGCGTCCTTGCTCGTCTTCTTCTTTATGTCACGCTTCTTTATGCTCTCCCTCTCAGTCACGAACTTCTCCACCTGCGCCGCACTCAACATACTGCGCGTCGCGTCGACACGAGCCTTGAACTCCTCCTTCTCACACAACTTCTCCGCCTCGCGACGCAAAGCGTCCTTGTCCCATGTCAAGCCTTCCCTTACACACATTATCCATGCATCTACAGGTTCCCATCCTACGGCGACCAAATCCGCCATAGCAAGACGCTCAACAGTCAAACCGACCTTCTTCGACTGACGCTTTAATCCGATACTAAGCCTTTCATTACCAGACATATAACCTATAAACTTAACAAAAACACTAATGTGGGCCTGTTGTCGAAATAAAACCGATTCATACCACATCCGTGATTGTGCAAAGGTACTGAGTATCACATACTTAAACCAAATAATTTGCATATAACAAGGCTAATCTGCACATAATCAGGGAAAAATGAGGTGGGGCCTATGCCCTCTTCCGACTTTACAGAGTAAAACAAATGTAATTCTGTAATATATCATTCAAATCAATAAAATCTATTCATAATCAGTAAGATAGATGCTCATAGATAGAAGAATAGATAGATAAATCTTATGTATGATACTATGTAAAGTTAAATTGTTAAATTTTGTTTAATTTAACCGAAAAATAAGCGATTTAACGAAAATTAACGCAAAAAGGGCGGAAAAACGGGGAAGAAAAAAATCGGGGGAAAATTTTTGGAAAGGGCGACCGTAGCGACGGCAGTATCTCAGCGCGGGGGCGGTGCCCTAACTACTTGATTATCAGATAGTTACGTGTAACTTATTGATAATAAGATACTTACTACTAATGTGTTGTGTTTCAGTGCGTTACCGCTAACTTGTTGATTTACAGCGGTTTAGAGTCGCTTTTCTCGGTGCTTTTCAGCAAAATGTATGAATATTCAAAAAATGCGGTGCTAAGTCACTGAAAATGAGACAAATAACTATATCTTTGCAGCAAGTTA